CGCCCTCGTTCTTCACCGGTGCGGCGGAGAATCCGGACAGCTTGGTTTCCTCTTCAAAGCTACGCTCTGATGTCTCTGTTTCGTAGATCTCTTTGTGCTCTTCGCCGTAACGGGCATATTCCATACCGAATAATGCGTTAAGACCGGGGAGCAACTCTTTCAATAGTTGTGCGCGTGAAATTGCCATGGTAAGTTACTCCTTAAGCAGCGTAATAGTTATGAACGCCGAAGTTCAACTTAACCAGAACTTCTGGAGATTGAACTAAAACGATCGTGGCACCAGCAGAGGGTGTGGTAGTAACAGCAGCACTGATAGTCAGTGTAGTGTTACCGGTTGTGGACACAGTAGCGGCAGTAGCCACGTTTGCGCCAACGCCCAATTGCTGTAATTGACCATTAACCAATTGGAATAAATCAGTTCCAACAGGAATGATTTGACCAACAGTAAGACCAGATACAACGAATGAAGTTGTAGTAGTGCTTACAAAGGTTGCGGAAGTGCTGATCTGTGTATCAGGAACCAAGTTCAAAATACGGAAAGCACCACCAGAGCCAACGGCAGTTGTTGTATTAGCAGCAACCAAACCAGCACCAGAATTGCCAGTAGAAGCGCTACCTGCGGGAGTGTTCAACACTGCGTTCAAACCAACCATTGCTGTTGGGAATGAAGACACAACGTTGGAAGAGGAAGAAGCAACTGCAACCATTTTGAACACTTGGTCAGGATCGTCAGCAACGATCGCAGTAATGTCACCAGCGGTAACAGAACCGGGATAGTACTGAGCGTACTGGCGTTGTTTTGTTGTTGGGTTGGTGTAATAACAGCCCAAGAACACGCCAACAGTACCTTTACTTGTCAAGCTAGTGCTTGTAGATGTAACAGTAACAAAACCGGCGTTAGAACCGGAAGTGCCCAAAGTTACCAAGTCGCCATAATAAATGGCAGTACCATAGTTGTAAGCAATAGGTAAATTACGAGTAGAACCCGCAAATACCTGACCACCGATCAGATTGACCGGCTTGACGCCGTAAGGGGCGTCGATGATGGGATAAGCCATAAAGGACTCCTAAGTTTTAAGTACCAGAACCGAAAGTGACCTTGGTTCTCTTCTCTGAGAAAAGAGGCATCCGAGGATCATTTTCACGAAGAAAATTGTTGTCCACCGATTCCACTTGAGACCTATTACGGTCATCATAGTACTTGGCTCTTTGAGCCATGAACTCTTCAGGAATACGACAGAGCAACAGACCACCCACTTCAATGTTGCCTTTAAAGCGACCTTCAGTGGAAGCGTGCATCATAAGCTCGGGATATTCTTCTGCTTTGCAGGGTTCGTATCCTTCGCGTAACTTCGAAGAGATGTTGCTTGGATCAGCCGCACCCATTGTGCTAGTGCGTACATACCGATGTACCCAACCCGGACGGGCATCAGGCATAGGCAAGGTCTCGGGAGGGCGCCACGCTTCTGGGCGTTGCATTACCTGACGAGTGTCCAGCTCACGAGCTAAACGATTTTGTGCCTTAGAAGGCGTTTGTACTTGATCCATTTTTTAACCTCTTTTAAGTTGAGCAACCTGTTTAGCGTATTCTTCCAAAGGAACCCCAAGACGGCGAGCGATCGCTGCTTCAGATGCCTTCAGCCTAATACGATTAGGCGGAGTGCTACGAGTAGCCGGAGCCACTACAGTAGCGGGTTTAGTTGCACGGCGCGGAGGTTCTTCCTCGTAAGCCGGTTCTGATGCCTTTTTCGAAGGTGCATCATCTTCATAGCTCTGAGCGTCCTCATCGAAATACTCAGGAAATCTTCGGCGCATTGTAGCGTCTACTCTTTTGTAGTACTCGTCTGAACCGACATATCCAGCTCCGTATTCTTTTGCCAGCTTTTGATGCAACCCTAAGGCGGAAGCTGTCATTTCAGAATCGGTACCAAACCAAGTGTTTTTCTGCATCCAACTTTGGTCTCTTGGAGTAACACTTGGCTGGCTCGTACCACGTTGTTGTATTTGTACCTCTTTTTCGTCAACTTGTAAAGGCCTCATGTTCTGAACTTTGTCTAAATTCAGTGTCGCCCGCGCAACTTCTGCCTGTGCATCCACTACGGCATCGGAATCTCCGGACTCATAAGCCTCTTTATAGCGCTTCTTGGCGTTCTCAAATTCCATCTCAGCGGAGGTTTTGGACTGCTCAATATACGCTTTAGACCCAAGCGATACTTGTTCCTGTAGCTTGCGGTTTTGCTCCCACAACTGCTTGGCTAGCTTTTCAGCCGCCTCACGTTCACGCAGTGCTTCTTCTTTTGCACGGCGCTCGTCGTGGTAGCCACGTGTAAATTTCTTCAAACGCGACTGGACTTTCTCGTCATAAGAGGAGAGTTCGTCTTCTGTCGGGTCTTCAGGTGGTGTGTCATCGGGCTTGCGGCCACGATCTTTACGAGGCGTATCGTCTTCGATTTCTACGTCGAATCCTCCATCGTCCTCGGCTTCAGCTTCGGGTTTACCCTTGGCTTCTTCCTCTACTTCGTGAGGAAATTTAAATTCCTCGTCTTTTAACTCTGCCATGCGTTACTCCTTATGATGCACGTGTAATTCCACGGGGGTCTTCCACAACTGCTTCAACCGAGTCATCGTTAATGATACGGAATTCACGGCCATGAATCTTCAGACGGGTGCCTGAATTGGGGCGGACGATGACAAAATCACCTTCCTTGCAGCTCGGTCCGCTAGGGAAACGAGTGGTATCTGTATAGCAGTCAGGCCCAAGCTTGACGACAAATAAAACGGGAGTAAGTACTTCTTCATAGTGCATAGCTTGGTTTGACTTAACAATGCCAATTTCACTCTCAGAATACTCTTCCATTGCTTCTGGAACCACACACAAGATATGGAACCTTTTAGGGTCGGGCAACTGCTTGGCTTTATCTTCGGCAGGTTTGTTAAGAATGCCAGATAAGTCTACGGCAGCGACGTCAAATTCAGTCATCAGATTTCTCCATTTTTTGCACAAGGTCATTGATTGTGTTCTCTGCAAGGTTAAGACCTCGGATTACCCCGCAGATACTCCTATACTCCTCAATATTGGCGGCCCTGCCGCTGGCAATATGAAAAGCTTGCTCCTCTCTCAACTTCTCAATCTCTTTGGCGACGTGCGCCAATAGCTTGTAGTCGTTCAATTTCACTCCTTCTTAGGTTTTTGAGGTGCTCTTTGTGCCATTTGCACGGCCATCTGAGCACGGTGCTTGGCGATGTCAGCGCCAATTTTGGTCCCTTCAATGAGCTGTTGCTTTTGAAGTTTGTCCTTTGCAGCGGCTGATGTCGCACCCACCTGCATAGCCGCGATTTCTTTTTGAGCCGCAATACGAGACTCTTCAATCCGGAGTTGGTCGGCTTTAGCTGCCGCGTCAATCTGTTGTTTTTGTGCCTTAAGTTGGAGCTCCTGCATCTTGATTTGCAACTCTTGCTGCTGCATCTGGATGATGGGATCTTGGGCTTGCTGCTGCATCTGCTGCTGGGCTGCCGCTGCTTGAGCCTGTTGAGCCATGCGCATTGACGCTTGTGCAGAGAGCTGAGCCACTTGAGCTGCCACTTCTGGCGCCATATTTTTCTCTTGCTCTTCAGTTGGTAGCAATAAACCAACAGTCTGCTCAATTTCTTTACGATACGCGAACGCCAAGTGCTCGTTAATATGAGCCTGCATAGCTGCAACCAACGCCTGACCTTGAGGAGTCTGCTGGATAAGACCCATGATCTTGGGATTCTGGAGCATCGATGTATGTACAGCAATGTGAGCTTGATGGTCCTGCTCGATGAACGCTTTCGTAGGCTTACCCGTCAGCACGTTCTGGTTCTCTTGCACTGGATCGGTCGGTGTCTCATCGTCCTCGATAGGAATGAGTTTGGCTGCGTTCTTGATGCCCAACACCTCAATCATCTGACGATGCAAGAGTGGCAAGTTATAGAGCTGGGGTGCTGTCTGCGCTAACTGAAGTGCGGCTTGATACTGCACAATCTTCTGCGCCATTGTGGACGCGTTAGGGTCGCTCACAGGAATTACAGACACCATGTCATAGTCAGATTTCTTCGCACGGCGTGAGCCATCTACAGGCTCATAGTCATACTCTTCTGGTGTGTAGTCAGCGATGATCGCTTTCAAGAGACGGAACTCTTGACGCATCGAGTAGTGCATACGCGCTTGCACGGCACCCATCACCTTTAACGTACGCTCAAGAATAGCCAGTGTTGTACCCACGGGTGCTTGCGCACTCATGTCGCTGACGTTCATGTCTCCTGCGGAAGCGAACTGCCGACCCTCTTGCACAATGTTCTGGAACAAGGCGAAGAGAACCTGACTGGGTTCCTTGTAAGGCAACGGCAAGATGTTGTCTCGGATGGATCCGCTTGGTACGTCAACATCACGAAACTCTCCCGGTGCGATAGGCGTGTCGTCGCCCTTGACGCGGAGTCCTCGGGACTTGAGGCCACCCGGTAAGTTAGATAGCGTACCTGCATCAACGAGCTGCCTGATGAGCATGGTCGCGCTCTTCGCATATCCGCCGATAAGGTGAATGAGACCATATCCATAAAAGCCAAACCCC